CCTAAAAATAGAGGTAAAAACAAACCAATTGCAGTCAATACTATTAATGGCGCACAATCTAAGAATTATCGCATTAATGGCGTAGATGTAGAAATGTTCACAATTGGCGAAGCAGGAAAAGCAATCAACCGATCAGCAAGTACACTAAGAATGTGGGAGCATCAAGGGTGGATACCAAAGACCAACTACAGGACATCCGCACCTCGGAAATCTCAGTTACCAAACAAAGTACCCAAGGGTCGTCGCCTGTACACTCGCAAGCAAGTAGAATTCCTGAAAGACTGTATACAGCGCTTCAACTTGGACGACAGAAACTCCAAGCACTGGAATGACTTTAGACATTACGCAATAACTAATTGGCCCAAGTGACTTGGGAAATTATTAAGAAAAACGCGCCGAACAGCAAATCGCAAGATATGCTCGGTCACCAAGAACTTATCGGTCGCCAATAGGCGCCTGACAAGTAACCAACAAACACAAACACACACGAGAAAGAAAAATCATGCCCAGATACGATGATGACGACGACGCTTTTGAAAAAGACGAAGTCGCATATGAAGCCCCACGAAAGTCACGAGCCATTGAGGATGACGATGACGACGACGATGCCCCCGTGCGTAAGCCCGCAAAAGCGGAACCCGCACCCCGCAAAGTAATTCGCGGTGGTTGGGAAGGCGTCTCCCAGTTGAAGTCAAGCGTTACCGACTCGTCATACGCACAGCGCCTCAAGATTGCTGAAGAGCCAATCATTATCAAGTTCCTTGAAGCCGCACCATACGCCGCCTATCGCCAACACTGGATGGAGCGCACTGGTCAGAAGTCATTCACTTGCATCGCCAATATTGATGATCGTGGATGCCCATTGTGCGAATCAGGTAACAAGCCCAGCAACAAGTTCGCATTCAATGTGGTCCTGTTGACTCAAGATGAAGAACCTGTACTTCGCTCATACGAAGTTGGCTCACGCGTCATTGACCAGTTGAAGAACTTCAATGATGATCCTCGCCAAGGACCTCTCCCCAAGCACTACTGGGCGGTTTCACGCTCAGGCAAGGGTGCGACCACCGCTACCAACCATCAGTTGGTAAAGGCTCGTGACCTTGAAGAGGAATGGGGCGTTCAGGACTTGAGCGATGATGAATTAGGCAAGTTTCTTCGGAGTGCTTATACGGAAGAGATTATCCCGATTCCCAACCGCAAAGAATTACTCGCCATTTCGTCTGAAGAATGAGCGTAGATATTCGTAGCGAGGGGAGGGGTCTAACAGCCCCTCCCCTTGTTGTTTCTACGATTGAAGAAATTCATGAGATCGTTAAGATCGTGCAAAGCGTAGGTGCTTTTGCATTTGATGTGGAGACACGCGGAGTAGTTGAGCGTCATGCTGACGCCATGAATGCATTTAACACTGAACTCAAGCAACACCTAGCCGACATGGTGACTACTTCCCCAGCGGTTAGGGAAGCCACGCAAGAACGACTGATGGAAAAGTGGCGAGGTATCATCGCCCTTGACCCTTTGCGTAACGAAGTCTTTTGGATTGGTATAGCCACCGATGGTCATTCCTGGGCTATACCAATGGGTCATCTATGCGGTGAGATCATTGTCCCCGAAGAAGTTGGCGACGGTTCAACCGTTCCCCCTACTGGCTACCGCAAACTAAAAAAGGATGGGACTGAGTCCGAGGCAAAGAGTCGTTACCGTATCCCCGCCGTATTCAGCGCACCACCCGAACAACTATCTCGTTCTGATGTGTTTACAGCATTAGAACCCCTATTCTCTGACCCAAATATCATCAAGGTGGGTCACAATGTCAAGTTTGACGCCCGCTCTATTCGCAAGTATCTAAATGTTGAGTTACCTTTGTCAGGATTTATGGACACGATGCTCATGCAACACATCGTGAATGAGAATCTCCGTGGCTACAGCCTGACAGATTTAATCGCCCACAATTATGACGGGCACGACGCCTATTACAAAGAGGGCAAACTCGGCAAGATCATCAATACCGTGGCGTTCTCATCGGCTACCAAATATGTCCACCTAGATGTCCGCTGGACATGGATGCTGTACAAGCGACTGTGGAACAAGATCAAGAACAAAGAAGGTCTACGGAACGCCCTTGATCAAGACATGGTTGTACTCCGTGTCATTATGGACATGGAAGACATTGGTATTCCTGTCAAAAAAAGTGCCATGGTTGTCCTTGGTCGGGAACTAGATGGTCGCATGCGCGATCTCTTAAATGAGATGTCCCAGTTCACCCCCCTAGGATTCAACCCCGATAGCAACAAGAGTAAGCAAGAGTTCTTATTTAAAAGCAAAGCAGACGGTGGTCTTGGTCTAAAGTCCCACAAGCAGACTGCTAAAGGTGCGTCCTCTGTTGACGAAGAAGCATTGCGCTTCATTGAAAACGCTCACCCACTTATTCCCCTAATCCTAGAGTGGCAAGAAGTAAAGAAGATGAAGTCAACCTATGTTGACAGCCTTCTTCTAAAGTTGGTCAACAACAGCCTTCACCCCTCATACCATCTCCACAGAACTGCAACTGGTCGTCTGTCTTCTAGTAACCCCAATCTTCAAAACATTCCAAGAGATTCCAGCATCCGGAGTTTGTTCGTAGCACCAGCCGGTCATACATTGCTCGTGGCTGACTATGATCAGATTGAACTAAGGGTTATGTGTATGTTTTCTAAGGATAAGAATATGAGTAATTTCTTCCTTGAAGAGCAGGACATCCATGCTGGCGCTGCCGCTCTTGTCCTAAACAAACCAGTCGCTGATGTAACTTCCGAGGAACGACAGTTGGGTAAGGGAGTTAACTTCCTGACAGCGTACGGCGGTGGTGCACAGAAACTTGCTCGCACTACAGGCATTACTGAAAAAAGAGCAAGAGAAGTAATTAATAACTATTACAAACAATTTAGTGGAATATCTGCGTGGAAGAACACTGAGATTGTAAAAGCAATACAACGCGGGTATGTGAGTACTTTGTCGGGTCGTCGTCGTCGGCTACCTGAACTTACAAGTCGTGATGAGGGTTTACGAGCACGAGCAGAACGCCAAGCAATCAATGCTATTGTTCAAGGTTCCGCGGCTGATATCTGCAAGATCGCTATGATTGATGTTCACGAAGCACTGAAACCATTCAATGCCAAGATATTGGTACAGGTGCATGACGAGTTAGTGGTAGCAGTCCCAAATAAGCACATAGAAGAAGCACAAAAAGTAATGGTTCAAGCCATGGGTCAAGACCGAGTTATCGCTGGTATCCCATTGAAGGTATCCTGTCATTCAGCAAACTCATGGTCGGAGGCTAAGGGAAAATGAACGAAGATTACGAACCACTGAACCACAGAACATTTCTCCTGACTATGTCCCCACAAGACGGTCAAGAGATTGCCGAGATGGCTGGTTTCTCGCTTCCCTCAGAAGAAGTCATGGAACAAGAAACCACAGATGTTATGGGTAAGTGGTTTACCCTAAAGGCTCTCGGACTACTTGACGACATAACTAAGTGCTCTGAATGGGTGTCCCATATCATCCAGTTACAAAATGACCTTGACGAAAAAGAGGTTGATGTTTCTGTCGCCCTCTTCACTTCGTTTGGTGTCTCACTTATAACCATGCTCTTAGATAACCAAGATATTAAAATATGTGGAGAAATTCCACTAGTTATTCCACCCGATGCACTCAACCAGATGATCTCAGTGATTAGTATGTTCTCAATTGACCCTCCTGACTTTGACGACGACGACGAAGATGATGGATGGGACGCATATTTCAACGGAGAACAGGAGGACGAAGACGATGAGTGACTGGTGGTCAAGAAAAATAGGTAATCAACCCTCACCCCCTCCGCGGACACCCCCATCAACTATGCCGTCTAGCCCAAGTAACATTAGGTTTCCTCAGGTTCAACAACCTGCACCTCAGGCACATTCACAAGTTCAAGCATCTGTTGACGCAAACGGTGAAATCAACATGGGCGAAGCAATTCGTTCATGGAAGGGTGGCGAAGCCGCTCGGCGCGAAACACATGATTGCCCTGAATGTGGCAGTAGCCTAGTCTTCAGCCGATCAAAAGGAATGATCAATGGTCATTCACCTGCACCTCGCTGTTACTGTTGCGGATGGAATGGTAAATACTCACAAGCAGACCAATCTTCTTGGTCTATCTAACAAACGGAAAACAAGATGGACACTTTTGAATCAATCAAGGACATCATCAATAAGAAGCATGGCGCTAATACCATCATCAAGGGTTCAGAGATGCGCCAAGAACTTCCCCGTATTACTACGGGAGTCTTAGCATTTGACCTCATGCTCGGTGGCGGTTGGCCTGTCAACCAATGGTCTGAGATCATTGGAGATGAATCATCAGGTAAGACTGCTCTTGTTCTAAAGACAATCGCGGCTAATCAAGCCTTAGACCCTGAGTGGGTCGTCCTATGGATCGCGGCTGAAGAGTTCGTTCCCGAGTATGCCCAAGCAATTGGCATTGACTTAGAGCGCATTTGGATCGTTGAGACCAACATTATGGAACAGGCATATGACCTCATCACCAAGGCTCTAGATAACCGAGCCGTGGACTGCATCGTGGTTGACTCATTCCCAGCCCTTATCCCCAATGATGAGAACGAAAAGATGATGGAAGAGTTCACCGTAGGTCTCGGTGCCCGACTCACCAGCAAGTTTATGAAGAAGAGCGCCAAGGCTCAGAAGCGTTCAATGGTTAATGCCGACCGTGGTTGCACAGGTTTAATGATTAACCAGTGGCGCGAAAAGATTGGTGTTATGTATGGTGACCCACGAACTACCCCTGGGGGTAAGGCTAAGAACTACCATTATTTCACTCGCGTAGAAGTTAAACGCGATGAGTGGATCAAGGAAAAAGACGAAGCCTTCGGTCAGGTCATCAAAGCGCGTACTTTAAAGAATAAGACTTACCGCCCACAACAGACAGCACAGGTTGATTTTTACTTTGCGGACGGTAGCGCCAGTGGTTTTAAACTCGGTGAGTTTGACACCATTAAAGATATCGTTAATATTGCTATTGCTATTAACGCCATCACACGCGCTGGTGCGTTCTACTCATTCAACGGTCAGAAATGGCAGGGTAAGGACGCTGTCCTTGCATCAGTCCGTGAAGACCTCGGTCTTAGGGATGCCCTCACTGAAGTCGCACGAAACCATTTCGCTGTCAAATGATCATTGGCTCAGACGGTAGCGAAAAGCGATACATTCAGAAGAAATCGCGCAAGCAAGAAGACCGAACAGCGTCTGCCTATAAGGGGAGCCGTAACGCTGGGTCAGGATCGGGTTGGTTGCGTAAGAATGATGTCAGATCAGAACATTTTCTTATTGAGAATAAGTTTACAGATAACCTTAAGTCTTACTCAATCAAGTTTACGGACCTCCGTGATCTAGAAACTGTGGCTATCAAAGAAGACCGAACACCAGTATTACAATTTGACTTAGGTGGCAAGAGGTATGTCATCCTGCGCGAAGACGACTTTTTGGAGATGATCAGTGAGTAGCAGTAAATGGTTATTAGACCAGTTCAAAGAAAATGCCAAATCAACTGGACGGATCGTACCAATTGTCCGAGTCCAGGCGTCATTAGAGAATGCCAATGGTCAGGCTAAGCGCGATACCTTAGGCTTACACCCCAGCGAAATCTGCAAGAAGGATTGGTGTCCGCGCTCGTCATGGTATGCGATTAAGGGTTTCCCTAAACCAGCCGAGACACTCACTTTTGGTCGTCTTAACATCTTTGCTGAAGGTAACGCCATCCACCATAAGTGGCAACAGTGGTTACGAAACGCTGGAGTTCTACGGGGACTATTCAAGTGCAATGCCTGTGGGACTGTCTCAGAAGAAGACTTTTCATTATGTAGTTGTGGTTCCAACAGTATCCGTTACGCAGAAGTCCCGATCCGTAATGAGGAATACAACATCACGGGTCATGCAGACGGAATCGTTGAAGACGCAAACGGTCAACTTTTGATTGAGATTAAGAGTGTCGGCACTGGGACTATTAGATTTGAGGCTCCTGAGTTATTCGTACCTTACTCTAAGGGTGAAATAACCATAGATGAATTATGGAATCGCATTCGTAAGCCATTCCCATCCCATCTCCGCCAAGCAAACATGTACATGTTCTGTATGGGTATTCACGAACTGGCATTTATATACGAGTGGAAGCCAACGCAGGATGTAAAAGAATTCAATGTCAGGTTCCAACCTGAGATTATTGAGAGTATCCTTGAAGGATGCAAAGATGTGGTCTCTCATCTTGAAGGCAAGAGACCACCAATGCGCCCAGTTTGGGCGTCAGGAATAGACAACGCAACATGCAAGAAATGCCCATACAAAAACAAATGCTGGGGAGAAGATGATGACACGAATAATCAGATCAGTACCATCCAACGATCCGTTGGAGAGGTTCACGGACAAGTTCAGTCTCCCAGCGAGACCAGCGGAATCCCCACCCGAGATACCGAGGGACCTAGACGGGTTGTCAGACGCCGATCTGATGAATCTCTATAGAGAGTTCATGGGTTGGGTCTCGTACTCACAGGCTGAATTAGTCAAGGCTGAGATTGATGAGGACAAGCAGTCCCACAAGTGCCGACTGTCTGAGTCCATGGTTCTTATTAGCCAGTGGAACTCAGCCGACAAGGCTGACCGAGTAACCTTGGCTAAAGCACGACGCGATGTAGACCCAGCAGTGGTTGCACAGCAGGAGGCATACCAAGTTGCTCGCGCATATCGTAAACTGGTACAGACTATGTTTGATACCTGCGAACGCGGGGCGCAACTATTATCCCGCGAACTATCACGGCGTATCGGTCTTGGTAGTAAGGACAACAGAATGGCAAGGTACACAGCGTGAGTGACATCTACGAATGGCTCAAGAACAAGCAAACCATCAACACGGCTTCAGGCGTCTCTTATGATGTCACCAAGTTTGCTGAGGCGGTTCATCTCATTGAAACGCTCATGGCTGACCGTGACAAACTGGCTCAGATTATTGCATCAATGTACAAATGGAATAACAAGAGTACTGATGACATCCTCAAGGCTTTCAAAAAGGGTTGATGGTGGCAAACCCATCTAAACAAAAAGGCACATCGTTTGAGACGATGATTAAGAACTACCTCAATGAGCATGGTTTCCCCGACGCAGAGCGCACACCACTCAAGGGTGGTGCTGATACTGGTGATATCAACGGTATTAAAAACCGAGTAACTGGTAGAAATGCTATTGTTCAATGTAAGAACCAACGGCAGTTCCAACTCAGCCAGTGGCTTGACGCCACAGTAGAACAAGCCAAGCAAAAGGGTGACGCAATTCCTGCTCTAGTAGTTAAACGACCAAATAAGGGAGTTAATTCACTAGGTGATACTTATGCTGTCTTACGCCTTGATGACCTTATAGAACTGCTTAAAGAGGCTAATTACTTCTAAGATAAGGGGGTTAAACAAACCCTTTTATATTGGAGTACAAATGTCTCAAGAACTAAATGCGCCGCTAGAGGACATTATTAAAGTGTCAGGTAGCAGTAATCCCCAAAGCGTCGGCTCAATCGTTGCTCGTGCAGTTATCGCTAAACAGCAACCTAAGATTCGCGCTATCGGAGCATCAGCCGTTAACCAAGCCGTCAAGGCTTGCGCTATTGCCCGTGGTTTTGTTGCACCACGCGGTGTTGACCTCACCTTTGTCATAGGTTTTGATGACATTGAAGGCGAAAATGGTACTACAATAAGTGCTATGTCCTTCAAACCTGTAGAGAGGTAATTATGGCTGAAGATACCGTAAAGTCTCATATTAATGATATTGTTGGCGAGCAAGCACCACGACAAACTGGTTCTGCCCAGTTTGAACGCCTTCGCGGTCAAATCAATAGGAACTCACACTTCTTTCTAGGACGGGGCACCGTACCTGATAGTTCTAGCACTGTGCAGTTGGGTTCAGATGAAGAAGTTCGCGCCCGACTTGCTGAGGGTCGTAGTGGTGTTCCACTAGAACCCAAGGATGCGATGTCTGACATTGTAGATGGGTCAGCCACCATGTGGGGTGATGAACGAGCAGTACCTTTCCCAAAGAAATTAAATAATACTCGCCGTCCTGATGTCCCTATGTCGTCAGACCCCGATATGACTAGTCGTGTTGGTCCTGGAGTTCCGCGTATTATCACCAGCCCACGCGTTGACCCAGTTCAGGCTCGCTCGGAAGATGCGGCTCTTTATGAAGGAATACTCCGTAGCCGAGCGGCAATAGAAGACATGATGACAGATACTGGCGCACCTATTTACCGCGCACCCCAGCGTTCTGAAGGTATGAGTGCCGAGGATGTCGCACGGGTTTCTGAAATGTCAAAGCGTCAGCGAGAACTTACGCGAGATGTCCGAGATGCTGATGGCAATGTAATTGATATGAAGGCTAAGACTAAGGGTCAAGCCAACGATAAACCTAAAGGACCAAACAAGGGTGGTCGTCCTAAGAGTGCTACTACTCCCGCACCTAAAAAAGATGTTGGTCGTCCAAAGAAAGAAACGGCACCTAAAAAGGCTGTCGGTCGCCCCAAAAAAGAGACCGCCCCCAAGAAGGCAGTCGGTCGTCCAAAGAAAAATAAGTAAATAAAAGGCTAACAATATGGCACCACTAGACCCACCCTCATGGGATGACATGCTGGACAATTTGGGATACTCAACTGATGATGAAGATGACGATCTTTACTATGTAAGAAAAGCATCTAAAGATAAGAGCAAAGTTAAACCCAAAGTTAAAGATTATGAATGGGACGATTACGACTGATGGCAAAGAAAACATACCGACCCGACCCTCGCACCGAGTTCATCAAGCGAGGAATTAAAAAGCCACGCCCCGTAGAACCTTTTGGTGGCGGTCAAGGTGGCATGTTTACTGGTACATCCCCAGGATTTGGTGGCTAGTGGCTACCTCATTTGCCAACTGGCAGTCCCCGTCATCTAGCCCTGAATCAGGCATGGTCTCGGGAACGGGTCCAACGCCTGTATTCCGTAGCGCCAAAGATCAGCGCATCTCTGCATTTGGAGTTGGTCCTGACACCCAATACCCCGATGGGTATCTTGGCACCATGTCCAGCAACCGCCGTCAGGACAAACTGTCTAGTGCGATTCGTGCCAATCAGCGGGCATATTCCCGCGGAGTTCATAAAGGAGAGCGGATTAATGCTGGGGATTATATTTGGCCTCAAGAATTTAATCTTTTAACTGGGGTCATGCTTGAATCTAAGGGTAAGAAGTTTGCGCCCCCAGGAGCAGAACCAGTCCGATTAACCAATGACGGTAAGGCAGGACCTCGCGGTATTCCGCGTGGTTTAGAGCGACCCGACAAGCAAATTATAGATATGCAACGAAGAAGCATGCTAAAATCACTTGCACCAATGTGGAAGTAAACACAT